ATAAAAGCAAGTAGCGGATTATTGCTCAGGTCCGTTCCACTCTTGGCCAGGGCGATAAGTTCCTTATTATATTTGTCCGCCCATTTCTGGCCCTCCTCTTGGGTCTTGTTTATTTCCCGCTGCTTATCAGCCAGGCCGCCCAGAAGTTTCATGAGGAGCATCCCGCCCGGGCCGAGTAATCCTTGGAAGATGCCATCTACGACGGTTTTCAAAACTCCGCCGTGTTCAGAAAGATATTGAAAACTCAGGCTTAAATCTGCTACTGTCTTCTGAAGCCGTTCATTTTCAATGATTGCCCCGCCGATAGTCTCCTTAAGTTCGCCCAGATTATTCTTGAGCTGCGCCGTCTTTCCGGCGAAAGTTCCCGTGGCATCCGTCGCCCGCTTGTAAAATCCGTCAAGCTTCTGTAACAGCTCATTCCGCTTTTCTTCGGCAGTGCCGGCTTCAGAAACCTTAATCCCATAGCGGCCCAGGGCCGCGGTATTTCCCTCCGTCGCCTTAGCCACCATCATAGTCGCCGACTGGAGGTCTATTCCGAGAACGCTTGCCAGGCCGATGGCCCCCTTCGTGGCCCGGTCTATTCCATCACGGTCAAGACTAGTCAGTTGAATGAGCAGAGCTTGGGCTCCCTTGACCGCCTCATCATCATAGATCGTGGATTTTTGTACGGCTTTGGCACGTTCAATAAAGTGCTTGGCGTTGGCCTCTACCTCACGGCCCGTAGCGCCAAGGGCGGACTTCAGGTTTGCGTTGGCTTTCTCAGCGTCTGCGGCCGCTTTGACCGAATCTTTGATGAAGTCGGTAAATTTTCCGACTGCATCCTTGGCCAAGCCCGCGACGGTAATCCCCCCGAAGACTTCCTTCCAAAGGCCGGAGAAGGCGGGGTGTGCTACCCCGGCCGTCTTCCCCATCCCCCCTACGGCCTGGTCGAGCTTCGCCGCGGCCTCCGCTGCCGCCTTGGAGTCGAAAACGACCGTATATTTTATGTCGGCCATTTCAGTTCATCTCCGCCTGTGTCCGTTGAGCTTCCTTGGCCCCCATTCTTTTCATGGCGTCATGAATCCGCCCGAGTTTAAGGACCATCACCCTCATCCCCGACTCATCGAGCCCCAGTTCCTTGAGTAGGAATGGCATGAGTTCAAAATCACGGACAAGAGCCGAGCAATTTTCCTGATACCATTCCCAGACAAAGGCATCTCCTGCTCGGAACGGGGGCGGGTTCTGAGCGGGGTGACTTCCCTTGCCTATCTCGTCCGGCGCCGCCACTCCACTCCAGTCCTCCCACCAGGCGAGATAGGCTCCTAATTTTTTAGGAAGTTCTCGATGGTCTGTCCGTAGAGCAACAGCACAAGGCCCAGGAGGGGCTCCTTGTCCTTTTCCAGAATGGCCTCCGGGTTCTCAATCCTCATCCCGAGAAGGGGCGTCAAATAAAGCCGCTTATTTTCGGGCGTGGGCGAGAGAGGTTCTCCGGCAATGGCCAGATCCCACTCCTCGACAGCATCGAGCACGGCATCAATGATGATCTTCGAGGCGCGGATGTCCTTGGTTTCTTGAGCCAGAACATCAAGGGGTGCCATGCCGGAGATCGGCTTCATCCGCAGTTTGATCTCCGGCGGATCCAGAAGCGTGGTTTGGAGCCGATAAGTCAGCCAATCGGACAGGCCGATGAGTCTTTTTATGTTGGCCATGAGGCCTCCTTTTATGCTAAATAACCTGTGGTTTGCTTATTGATGAGCTCCACGTAGGGCCGAGTGTGATCCATGCCGGTCGGGTTAGAGGCCGCTTCCTCAGCTATGAACTCCATGCCGTTCTTCACAATGTCAGCCCATTCCATCTCCGGATGCTGCATGATGAGGCGCGGGAAGTAAAATTTATAGCCATAGTAGAAGCCAGTCTCGATCAGGATGCCCGTGAAAGCGATGAGCATTTTCTGGGCCGTTTCGGCCTTGTAGGTCGCCAGGAAAGCGGCATTCACGGCGTTGAACCGCGGAAAGCCGAGCTTGACCTTGACCACGGGGTGTCCGCCCTCGACCGGCTCAACAATGTAGTCTTGGCCGGATACGATGACCGAATCATGCCCTTCCCGGTTGTAGGAGATCGACAGGGCGTTTACTTCTAGGGCGGTCGCGGCTGTCACATCCGTGCCGCTGTCCTGGGCGTTCATTTTGATAGAGCCGTTCAAGTAGCGGGCCCGGTTGTGCCGGTCGGCAGGTCCAGCCGCTTTCATCGCAGCTATCTGGGTGTCCGTGTTTAGGGTGCTGTCGTCAACGATGGTATTGCCGCGCAGCTTGATGGTGTACTTGATAAGCCCGCCGCTCAGGGTCAGCTCCATGCCCAGGACTTTAGCCGAAGCGCACTCCAGGATTTTGCCGGGATACTCGGCCGCAAAAGTGGCGAACAAGCCGTACTGGCTGTCAATCCACTGGAAGATGTGCTTATAGGCTAGACTCGCGCCAACCTTTGTCGGTGCGGCGACCGTGCCCCAAAGCAGGGCAAAGAGAATTCCCAATGCCCCGGGGTCATAGGGAAGATCAGCGCCCAGGGTGAAATCCACCGCCTTGACCGGCCCCAGATCGCCGCTCTTTACAAACGGCGTATCCGAGGTCTTTTGGGGTGTATATTCCCTCTGGAAAAGAAATCCGCTTAGGGAGTCGAGTAGGATCTCATTTCCGGCCCCTAGGGCGACAGCCGTTCCCCATGTGGCAGTGCTCTTTTTGGCTCCGGCCGCAAGTAACCGTCTTTCGGGTTGTGTTGGAGTAGCCATCATTCACCTTCCTTGTGGGTCTTTAGCTTTCCTTCGATTACCCATTCGGCCGCGCCGGTTTTCACCCACTCGGCCAGAACGTGCTCGGGAAATGCGCCCGCGTCATAGATTTGACCCTTTTCGAGTCTCCGCCCCTGGCTAGGATCACATCCATCCAGGAGCCACTTGAATTGTCTTACCATGTTGCCTCCTGTTATAACTCTCCGAAATCGCCAGAGATCGTGACTCGGATCCGCTGGTCGAACCATCCTAAGTTTGCGATGCTCCAGTAGCCGTCGTCTGTATCCGGCGGCTCCTCGATCCTCGTCTCTACGGTCAGGGCTCCTAGGCTCCCGGCCGCCCCTGATTTGGAATCTTCATTTATGGCCCGGCGAATGTCCCGGACCGCGTTTTCTGCCTTCGTCACCGTATCCGATGGATCGCTCACCCACCCCTTGACTGAAACCATGAACGTCTCATCGTAGAGATTCGTTGAGGCAATTTCAATATTCCCTCCTGTCGAGGCAAAAACCATGTAGGTGGGGTAGCCCTTGAGCTCGCTTTCGGTCAGGTATTTTTTCACAACCGCATAGGGCGTGTAGAAGTAGTCGGCCCCGACCACTATGGCCTGGAGCACGGCCACGACCCGGTTAATGACCTGGATGCGGAGGCTGGCAGTGGGCGGCATTATGGGCCCCCTCCCGGAAGCTCCGCCCGATTCCCACCCTTAATGAGCTTGGCGGCCATATTAAAGACCGCCTGTTCGGACGTAGCGATGTCGAGGTCTCTCCGGCGGTCCTCCACGGATTCGCTCAGCCAATGGAAGGCCGGGATCGTCACTTCTTTGCGCAGCAGGAAAAGCGGCTTCAGCCGGCCCCGTGCGTCCTTCTGAACGATGAGAAGGTTCCCGGCCTTGGATTTGATGATGAAAGCGCCCGGGTAGTTCCTGGCCAGCCCCTTCACCCCAGGCAACGGAATGGTCAAAAACTTCTTCGCCTTGGGCGTGATCTTTCCGCCCTCCTCCAGAATCCGGGCATACTTCACCTCGCCTGTGTTTCCGACATGCGTACCAAGTTCCAGCTTCCCCTCGGTCACGGATAGGCCGACATTGCGGCGAAGGTGTCCGGTCCCGACATTCAGCCGCACCCCCTGAAGTCCCCGCTTGATGTGCTTAAGTGTCTCCCCGCCCCACTTCGTCAGCTGATATTTCAGAGCCCGTGGCATGGCCCGAATAATGGAGTTCTTCTCCAGGGCGCCGGAAATATCAATCTTGATGTCCATGCTCAAAACCTATAATCCCGATACCGGGCCAAGACGGTTTCGACCTCTGGCAAAAATTCTTTCTTGCTCAAGTAAGTCATCGACCCGTCAGGGAAGGACCGCGCGGTCTCGCCCCAGGCCGAGCTTTTCATCTTCTGCCACTCATGGGCGACCTGGATGCGGATAGCCAGGGCCAGATCCGCCGGCAGATTTTCAACATCCGGGTCAACCGGGATAGCGACATAACCTGCCTTATAAGTTAGTTTGATTGCCTTGGGGGAGTGATACCATTTGCCCAGGCGATGCAGCCGGCCTTCGTCGGAGTATAAAATATAATCAGCAGTCGTCCCCTGAGTCAGGGCCACATCGTTTTCGGTCAGGGCCGAGATCTCGATGATCGGGAAATGGGGCAGGAGCAGGTCCTTCTCGCCGTTGCCGTCAATGTAATTGTCGGTGTAGGTTGTCTTGGCAAACACCCGGCCGCAGCTTGAATTAAAGGCTTCGCTCACGGCGTTGATAATCACGGTCAAGACCGCATCCCAGGTTGTGTCCAGGATTCCACAATAGGTCTTAGCGTTGGCCAGGGTTAAAAGCGCGGTCGCCCTAATGGCATAGGCAGCCGCCGGTGTCCCCGTTCCCGTTCCTGCGCTCACGACACCACCTCCGCATCGGGATTGACGAAATCAAAACCACTTTTTTGCCGCCAGACATAGACCGTCCCAGCGTCCAAATAGAATGTAACGACGCCACTCGCGTTCGTTTTGCCAGAGGCGATCACATTCGTCCCGCCGATGTCGGTTGTCACCCACACATCCGCATCGGCGATAGGAAGGCCGGTCACGGAATTAGTCAGAGTATAGGTCCAGGTGATGGCCCCGGCGCCCGTCGCCACCAGGTCGCTCAATCGCTTGCCGGTAGTTCCAGCCGCTACATGACCCGAGAGCGCTTCGTCCCAGACTCCATCCGCAATCCCTCCGGCTGTTGGAACCGCGGCCGTGATGCTCGCTTTCTGGAGCGCCCCGAAGTCGATGTTTGCCTGCTCGACAACGGCTACGTCGAGCTTGTCCGTGCCGAACATGGAGTCCCAGACATTCGCCGGTACAACCATGAAGTCCTGCCAGACCGCTAGATAAGTCGTGGGCTCGGTATGAATGACCCGCAGGCGCCCGAGCGTCCCGGTATCAATCGCGCTCAGCGAGACCTTATAGAATCCATGAGCGTCATAGACTGAGGCCACAAAGTTCGCCCCCTGCTCGCGCACGGCCAGAGTCCCGCCATTCTTGGACAGCATGATTCCTGTGGTCGCGTGGTCGATGGACGTAACCGCCCCGGTTATGAGCGCAAGGCCATCGGCCTTATCGAGGAAGGGGCCGAAGTTTATGACCGCTACTGTGCCTTGGCGAAGGAACTGCATTTATGCCCCCCTCATCATTCTCAGATGATGCTGAACAATCGGAATCGACGGGCCGGTCGGCGCCGCTTCCTCCGCGCCCCATGTCTGCTCATGGTCGGCTTCGGTGATGTTGCGGTAGGTGAATTTTATCCAGGCATCAGAGCGGGAGATGTTGGAAAGCCGACTTTCGGCCATTCGGCCATCAATCATTCTGCCTGCGATTTTTCTATCTGACCCTATCACCAAATCCATCGATGTATCACAATCTAATGCTCCGGCCTGAGCATTGGAAGCAACGACTGCTCCATTAAGTAATATTTTAAAAGTCCCTGAAATATATTTAAAAGCGAAATGATACCAATCGGTAGTATTGACGGAAATGGGGGAACCACTCAATGTAACCCATGCCCCTCCAATACGAAGTTTTGCTGTCCAGTTATTCGACCCGCCTTCTGTTGCATATGCAGGGCCGCGAAAATTCCCATCCCTAGAACCAAGCGATTTATATTGCAGGGGAGCCGCATCGAATTTGACCAAGGTCTCATAGGTAATTCCTCCGGTTATGGTGAGACTTGCGCCATGCCCGCAATTGATATAATCATCCGTTCCGTTTAAATGCTGCGCTTTCCAAATCGGCCCCGTAACTTCAACCGAACCCGTCCCGCCTTTCGTCCCGTTGTTCCCGTTGCCGGTGACGTCCACAAGCGAATCGTCGCCTTCGATGACGGCCTTGAAATTTGCGTCGTGGGCGTTCGGCCCGCTCGAAACATCAGGGGCCGCCGCGTTCCCGTAGTGGATATAAATTACATCCCCGCCCGCCGCGTGGACGTCCGTCCCGACCTTCCAGCGTCCCGTTGCCGCGCCCGCTGTGATGTCGAAATGAATCCTGTAGTTGTCCAGAAGCGTCACCCCGTCCGCCGCCGTGAACCGGATATCATGGCCATTCGCGAGCGCGTGTGCGCCCAAGTCCGTGTCGCCATCAATCCAGGCGACAAACGGAAAGTCGGATAGGTCTGTATCAATAAAGGCGTGCTGCACCGTTATCGGTTTGCAGTGGGACCAGCCGGAAAGGGGAAGCATATTTAACCTATTTCACTTCACCTTGACCCGGCCGTCGCGCCGGATCATCTTGTCCTTCGGGGGCTCTTCAAGCGCAATAGTGACCGGCTCAAAATTCTTGGGAAAATCAGCCATTAATCGGGCTGCTCTCTCCGTAGAGACCTCGGCCTCCTGGCCGGGCAGAAGGTCTAAGCCGGGTCCGTGATATTCCTGGAGTACCGGCGTTGCCTTGAATCGTAATCTCATAGCTCCTCCTCAAATAAAGAGAACCGGGGGCGGTTCAAGCCCGCCCCCGTCTCTGTACAATTCCCTTGTTCAGGCGTCAGTCGGTGTAGTCCTGGTAGTCGATCTGGAGGACCGCTCCGGCATAGGCCAAGCCGTTGCCCGTTTTAGTCACCTGGAGCGTCAACGCGGCACCGGCAGCCACTTCGACGTTGGCCGCGGTCAGGGCCATAGTCCCGAAGGCGCCGGCTGCGATGGTCGTTCCGGCCGCGCTGTTCGGGCCGTTGGCGATTGCGGCGATAACGTTCGCGGCATTCTTGATCTGCACGGTGTTGTAGTTGGTGTCCGCCTTCGTGTTCGTAGTGTTGACCCCGAGCCGGGCCGCGGTGATCTTGATCTTGTTCTCGACCGTCCACAGGGCATAGAGCAACGCGTCCGAGTCGATGGCGATGGCGCCCAGGAAAATGGTTTTGGTTTTAGTGTAAAGATCTCTCACTTTCACTCCTTATGCGATGTTGTAGGCCAGGCCGATGGTGGTGATGGTGGCGCTGGGCGTCCAGCGGTAGGCCCCGGCCTTGCGGAACGACATGGTAAGTTGGTTCTGGTCCACGGCGCCTTCTTCCTCGAATCTCAGCTTGACCCCACCACGAGTGCCGAGCAGAAAGCCCCGGCGGTTAACGACCAGGGCGATGGTTTTGGCGTTGCCGGCGGCAGGATAAACCCCATTGGCATCCAGGTCTTCCCGGATGTACTCGGAAACGATAATGGGGGCGCCGGCGAGTTTGCCGAGCTCGCCGTTGAAGATCACGGCCGAAGGACCGTATTTGTCCACGGTGATGACCTCGGCCAAGTTCCGGAACTTGTTGTAGCCCACGCTGCCGGTGATGATCGCCAGGTCGGCCGGGTTGATGCCGTATTTGCCCATCTTGGTGATGATGGACATGAAGGTGGCGTAGGCGAAGGTGCCCAGGTCCACTTTGGTTCCGGACGGGCATTGGTCGCGCAGGCCGTCCCAGGCTTTTCTCCGATCTTTGCTGTCCGTCACATCGGCATCCAGGTGGACGGCCGTGGTGTCGCCGTTAAGGATGACGTCTTCAACCGCTTCTGCGCCGCCCTTGGCCAGCTCACCCCGCAACATCGGCAGAACAGCGATGATTGAATCTTCGGTCAGCTCGTCACTGAACAGGAGCCGGGCCTTGAGTTTCTTGGCGGTGAGGGTTTTGTCCCCGGTAGCCATCGTAGAGGCCGGAGAGGCCGTGGGACTGTCGCTTATGGATTCCCCGACCAGGTAGAAGTTTGAGGCCGAGAGTCCGCCGGCATAGGGCATCTTGAACGGATTGGAAGGCATGGGGATATCGTCGAACAGGGCCGCCACTTTGGCCTGGAGCCGGAATCTTTCGATGTAGTCCGCGCTCAGGAGGGTGGGAACCCATTCGGCGCCTTCGGTAGCCGTGGCCGTGTCCATCGCCTTCCGTAGGGCAGAACCCAGGCCGTGCCGGTCCTGCCAGAATTTCAGCTTGGCCGGGTTTGTCTTGAGCAGGGTGGCGATGATATAGGCATCATCGGCGAATTGCCGGAGGTCCCTTTCCGCATCGCTGAGGAAGCGAGAGGGAAGCTGCATGATCTCCACCATGTGCCTTGTTTTGTTTCCGCGCAGGTCGGCGTCCACAAGGTCGAGCTTGCGGACGGCCGAGGCCGGCTCGGGTGCCTTCACTCCCAGGGCTACCTGGAACTTGGCCAGGAGGTCCTTTTCCTCCTTGGTCAATTCCTCGCCCTTCAGGAGCTTTTCAAAAATCTTGTCCATTTGGTTGTCTCCTTGATTGGTTTTTGGTTTGGTTTCGGGTTGAGTTTTATCTATAGGCTCGGGCTCAGAGATCGGAGGCTCTATAGCTTCCGGCTCCTTGCTCTTGTTTAATGGCTCAGGTTCAAATTGGGCAGCATCCGGCAACTTTGTCGCCGACGCCTGCGGGGTAGTTTTTATATCATCGCCCACAATTCCCACAACGGCCGCCTGTATCTCCTCGGGCAAGGCGTTCAAAAAGGACTCGGAGAGAATCCCCTTGCGGAGGCAGTCGTTGATGGCATCCTGGTTGGCAGGGATGACGACGCTCGAATATTCCAGGAGCTGCCACTTCCTATAGTCATAACCCATGAGCTGTCCCTTGCCGTCCTTGATCTGCTCAGGGGGTTCGGTGGGCAGGAAGCCGACGGACCAGCCCAGGAGCTTCTTGCTGTGGAGGATCCAGTTATCATTTACCAGGTCCCGAAGGGCCTGACTCATACCCGGCGTCCCGGTATCCAGAAATCGGGTCCCCGCGTAGAGTGAATCACCCTCGGTCCTGAAGCCGATGTTTTCAGCGATGACCGAGATCGGGTCCTTGCTGACATAGTTATGGCCATAGAGGACGGCCGGCTTCCGGGCAAACTCACTCATATCCCCGCCGGCGATCCGCACGATGTCCCCCATCCGGTCCGTCACCTCGCGGGAGATTCGGTGCCAGATGGTTCGGGTCTGCTCATCTATAGACTTGACTTCCAGGTCCGAGGCATCCAATTGTTTGATGATCTTTTTCATGTCGGTCTCCTAATCCGGTCTCACCGCCGGATAAGTCGTACACTTGCACTCGCAGACGTTGCCGGCCGAAGCGCCGCTCGTCCGGTCACCCGGATAAGCAAGCATTTCCCCGTCCAC